GAAGCAGATGCTGCGCCCGGCGCTGCTGGCCGAGCCCGGCAACGCTCTGGTGGTGGCCGACTGGTCGTCCATCGAGGCGCGCGTCAACCCGTGGCTGTCTGGCCGGGGCGACGCCAAGCTGGATCTGTTTCGCAGTGGTGAGGATGTCTACAAGGTCAACGCATCCGCTACCTTTCACGTCCCTGTCGCCGAGGTGACAGGCGATCAACGCCAGGTCGGCAAGGTGCAGGAACTGGCGTGTGGCTTCGCTGGTGGCGTGGGCGCGTTTGCCGCGATGGGCCGCATCTACGGTCTGTTGTTGCCCGAGCCGGAAGCCCGGCGCATGGTGGACGGGTGGCGTCGGGCCAACCCGTGGGCCATGCCGTTCTGGGAAGGTCTGGAGCGGTGCTACACCGCCGCCATGCGCCACAAGGGCAAGGAGTTTACCGCCGGGCGCATAACGTACCTATTCGATGGCGTTCACCTCTGGTACGCTTTGCCGTCTGGGCGCATTCTTTGCTACCCATACGCTCGATTGGAGGAAGACGGCGTCACCTACGCTAAGGCGGCATGGAAGCCCGCCGCAGACGCCAAGGAGTGGCCCCGCGCCCGCCTGTGGCGTGGTTTGGCCTGCGAGAACGTCACGCAGGCGACGGCCAACGACATCCTGCGCCATGCTCTTCGTTCGCTCGATGCAGAAGGGTTTGAACCCGTCCTGCACGTCCACGATGAGATCGTGCTGGAGACCGCAGATCCCGTAGCAGCCGAGGACGCCATGCAGCGCGCGATGTGTACGCCGCCCGCATGGGCCGCAGGTCTGCCGCTAGGGATCGAGACGACGACGATGACACGTTATGGGAAGGGGTAGGACATGCAAGAACAACAATTCTACGATTACATCACGGGGCTTGCCCCGGCAGGCGAGACGGCGCTGCTGGTGCGCCAGAAGCCCGTCATGCGCGACGGCGAGCAGCAGACGTTCCTTGATGGTTCGCTAAAGTACACCTGGCCCGCGTACATGCCCACCAAGCCGCGCAAGGAAGGCGAGGCGTGGTATCTCAACACCGGCTCATTCATGGCGTCACGCTTCCTCGACGGCAAGCCCAGCGCCAGCGCCGCGAACTGTGACTACGTCCTTTGTATGATGCTGGACGACATCGGCACTAAGTCCAAGGTGCCCCCGCTGCCCCCGACATGGATCATGGAGACCAGCGAGGGGTCATTCCAGTGGGGCTACGGCTTCACCGATCAGCCGTCCAAGGGCGAGTTCAGCGCGGCCATCACCGCCATTGCGGAGGCGGGTTACACGGACCCCGGCGCGACCAACCCCGTACGTAACTTCCGCATTCCCGGATCAGTCAACTTGAAGCCCGGTCGCGATCTCTTCCGTTCACGTTTGGTTGAGTTCCACCCTGACCGTGAGTACACGCTGCCGCAGATCTGCGAGGCGCTGGGCGTCACGCCAGCGGAGGCGGATACCGCGCGCGTTCTGTCGTTCAAGCTGCGCGACACCGGCAAGGACACCGTCCTAGAGTGGCTGAACGACAAGGGGCTAGTGCTGTCGCACGTCAACCCTGAGGGCTGGATGGGCATCGTGTGCCCCAACCATGCCGAGCACACGGACGGCCAGATCGGAGCCCGCTACAAGCCTCTGGACCGCTCGTTTTGCTGCTACCACGGCCACTGTGAGGGCTTCAACACGCAGGCGTTCCTGTCGTGGGTCCACGACAACGGTGGCCCGCGCGTCTCGCCAGGTCTGCGCGACGAGTTGCTGGCCGCGCACATGCAATCCACGTTGTCCAAGCTGTCGCCCACCAAGGCGTTCCCTGACGAGGCCGCCCGCGTGATCGAGGAGGTCAACCGCAAGGAGGTCGGACGCGTTGACAAGGCGGGCTGGTACGAACGGTTTGCTTACGTTATCGAAGACGACGCCTACTTTGACATGGACGCCCGCACCGAGTTGAGCCGTCACAGCTTCAACGCCATCTTTCGCCATGTGTTCTGCAAATCCATTCACGTTACCGGCAAAACCGCGCGGCGCATCGAGGCCAGCGTCTGCTACGACGAGAACCGCAGCGCCGCCAACGCTCGCCTGCTGCGCGGCATCACCTACGCTGCGGGCGATGGCGTCCTTGTCTCGCGTGACGGCGACGTGTACGGCAACCGCTGGCGCGACGCCCGGCCTGACTTGACCGGTGTGGCCGCTGGCGACGTGTCCCGATGGCTGGACCATTGCCGGGTGCTGGTGCCCGAAGAGGCCGAGTTGAACCACTGTCTTGACGTGATGGCGTTCAAGCTTCAGAACCCGCGCGTCAAGATCAACCACGCCATTTTGCACGGCGGCGACGAGGGTTCCGGCAAGGACACTATGTGGGCTCCGTTCATCTGGTCCGTGTGCGGGCCAGGTCTCAAAAACCGTGGGCTGGTGGACAATGATGGGCTCAACTCCCAGTGGGGTTACGCGCTGGAGTCGGAGATTTTGATCCTGAACGAACTGAAGGAGCCGGAAGCGTCACAGCGCCGCGCGCTCGCCAACAAGATGAAGCCGATCATCGCCGCTCCGCCTGAGACGCTGCCGATCAACCGCAAGGGCCTGCACCCCTACGACATGGTGAACCGCATGATGGTGCTGGCGTTCACGAACGATCCTGTCCCGATCTCGATTAGTTCGGGCGACCGCCGCTGGTTCTGCATCTGGAGCGCCGCCGGGCGTATGGACGCCAGCGCCGCGCGGAGCCTGTGGACTTGGTACAAGCATGGCGGGTTCGAGACCATCGCCCGCTGGCTGGCTGACCGCGACGTGAGCGCCTTCAATCCGTCTGCGCCGCCCATGTGGACCGAGTTTAAGGAAAACCTTATTGAGTCAGGCATGAGCATCGCAGAATCGTTTATCTTGGATCAAATCCGCGCCAAGGTCGGCGAGTTTTCGAAGGGCGTTGTTTCTACGCCGTTCTTCAAGCTGTGCCAGTTCTTAACGGTCAACGCGCCTGGCGGCGTCAAGATTCCGCAGGCAGCGTTGCTGCACGCCCTCAAAGAAGCCGGATGGGTGGATATGGGGCGCATTGGATCGTTCGAGCATTCTAGTAAGCGCCACATCTACGCTGCGCCTGAATTGGCACGGTCGCAGACCAAAAGCTATCTGCGGAACCTGCTAGAGCCCGCTGCCAGCGCGGAAGGCAACGTGCGCGACTTCCCCGGCAAGAAACCCTGATACGAAAGACCCCCGGCGCGTTAGCGACCGGGGGCAAGTTGCGTTTCGAACAAACACTAGGACTAGGCTACTAGACACCTCACAATCTACGCCGGGGCGGACGCCCCAGCGATCCGGTCTTCACCGGATCTGTTTAGCGGCACGGGCCGCATGTTCATCATCTTCGCGCAGCGCGTGCGTTGCCGCAGGCCATGCGTCTTCAATCTCGCGCGGTGGCAGATCCTCGATCACGCGCAGATTAGCGCGCAAGTTCTCGATGCGATACTCCAACGTTTCAACGGTGTCGTTAATGGCGCAGGCGGTCGCGCGGTCGTCAACGCCCAGCAAGATCAGCAGTTCTTCAATCTCGCGTTCCATCTCATCATGGAATGTTTGTTTCTTGCGGCCCTCGCAGTAGTAGGCCAGCAGCGCCGCTTCATGGATCGCCTTGGCCGCGATCTGGATCTTTACATACGCAACTTCATCGTGTTCGTTGATACCGATCTTAAACATGTCAGGCTCCCCTTGTTGACGGTGGACCATCGCACGCCAGCGCGATGGCGTAAAGGATTATTCTGCGTCCCGTTCTGTTGGGAAGATGCAAGTGTCTGCACGGCGAAGCCGCTTCACAAGATCATCAGTCATCTTTCACCCCCAGTGCTTTGCGAGCGATGCGCGTGCTGTCGTCGTCCCAGTGGCCCATCTCCGCTATCTTCCGCAGCGCCGCCTCTAGCTTCAAGATACGATCTGCGGCTTCACCACAGTGACAACGATCCCGTTCTGTTGGGAAGATACAGGTGTCTGCACGGCGAAGCCGCCTCACAAGATCATCGCTCATTTAACTTTCTCCCCATTGTCGGGTTGTTGCGCCCGCGCACGTCAGTGTTAGGCCATACCCAGATTTCGCCAGTGTCGTCCTGAATGCACACCCACAGCAGGTGGTGTTCGTCGCCGTTGTCGATCAGGAAGTGCGCCAGCGCCCGCCCTAGCGGGGTTGTCAGCGGCATGGTCGGGTTTAGCTGCAGGATCATCCCCGGCCCTCCGTCAGGAACGCAGGCGCGTCCAGCGGCTCATCGTCTGGCCGGTCGGGCATGGTCGCGCGGGGCATGGTGGCGGGCGCCTGCGCCTGCGCCAAGTCGCGCAGCACCAGTTCGAAGTAGCCCGCGCCGTCTTGCCAGTGGTCGGTAAAGCTAGGGTCGCCGCACAGGATGCGCGCCACCTTGTCGGCGACCACTTCCAGCGCCTGCGCTTGCGCGACGTCAAGCCTGTTCCAATTGCGCGACGTCCGCATGAGTTGCTTGATGGCTTGCGAGTAGCCCGCAACTTCACGGAATAGCCCGTGGGTCTGTTCGCGGTCGGATAGGATCTGGTCTGTGATGCTCATTTCTTTCGGTCCTTTCTTGGGTGTAGGGCGTTCATGACGGTGGTGTGGTCGCGTCCGCAGAAGATCGCAATCTTCATGAGCGACCACCCATGTTTGCGGAGCGCCTTGTAGACGGCGGCGCGCGCGGCTGTGTAGGGCAGGGTGCGGCTTGGGCTCATGGCGTCGGTCCAAGTCATGCCGTGGGGCACGAGCGCGGCCTGGGCGATGCGCCGGGCGGCGGACATGGTGTACTGGAACGACGCCGGGGGCAGTTCGGGCGGGTCGGGCTCAGGTTCCGGTTCGGGCGGGGGCGGCGCGATCGCCACCGGGGCGCGCGGTGGTCCGCCGTTGAGCCTAGCTTTAACGGCCTTGTAATGATCCGACAGGGCTAAGTGATAGTCAACGCTCATGGGACCATCTCCATGAGCCAGCGGCGCGCGTCGCGCTCGTTCCTAGCGTAGCCCAGCGCGCCCAGGACGCTCACGCAGCGCCACGCGCGGGCATGGGTGCGCTTGTAGCGAACGGCGGCGTAGTGGCCTAGCAGGCGCCCGTAGTAGGTCACGGTGCGCGTCGCATCGGGGTGGGTTGTGGTGGTGATCATCTTAGCCCTTCCGATTTTGAGCGCGCACGGCGCGCAGGATGGCCTGGCCGTCGCTCTCCCACACGCCGGACGCGCAGGGGCACCGGTGCGATGGTAGTTCGCGGGCGAGTTCGCGGGCCTGCAGGGCGCGTATGGCGCTCAGGACGGCTTGACCATACGCGCGGCGGTCGGGATCGGGGTTGCGCCTGTAGCGGTCCAGCCCGGTTAGATGAGGGTAGATTTTATGATCGGCGTAGAAACCGTTCATGTCGTCATATGTGCGGATTTGCTTTGCCATTGTCAGACCTCCAAATCTATAGCGCCAGCATGGCGACTAGCGCGCCTACGACTAGCATTGATGTCAGGGTCAGTAGGGCTTCGATGATTGCTATCATTGTTGAGGTTCCGTTGCGGGAGGGGCGGGGTGCGGCGCGCTAGGGTGCGCGCCGTGCGAGCGATGGGGCGTATGGGCGTTACGCGCATTAGAAGACGCGGACGGCGTTGGAAAGTTTCTGGGTCAGACCATATTCGGTCACGGTTGACACGTCCGTATAGGCGACATCCCAGTCTCTAGGGGTGGGTTCGCGCTCCCATGACCATTTGGCGTGGGTGTCAAGCTGCGCCCAAGTGGGGCGGCGCGCGCCCTTGTCATAGGTGGGGCGGCGGCGGACGTCTTCATTGTAAGCAATCTCGCCGGGGGTCGGGTTGTGCGTCATGGCGGGGGTTCCTTTAAGCTGCGAGTGTGAAGACGTAATCGCCGTTGGGAAGCGAACCTGCGCCGCTAATATCAAACCCCCAACAAAGCTTGTTCATTAACGCATCCGCCGCCATGCGCGCGTTATCGTCGGTTGACGCGCCATAATGATACGGAATCGTTACGCTGGCGCCGCCAGCAACAAAAGCTTTGAAACGTGAGCCCCGGTTGTTCGTAGGGCCAAAATAGCGAACTTGGATGGCTTTCATGTGCTTGTTCTCCGTGTTGGCGCTCTGATTGGCGCTCTGGAATAGGGGCGCCCGTGGGCGCCCGCATTTCAGAGCGTCAATCAGAAGTTCCAAGGCTTGATTCCGCGCGCCTTGCAAATCGCCTTGGCGGCGCGCTTGTCCGCCACGATGATGCGCTCCGCATCCTGAAACTCTTGCCCGTTGCAAGGCTGAGCGCAAATGGCGAGGGTGAACCCGCCGCCGTTGCGCTTATGGTTTGCGTGAAGATATGCGATCATTTGTCCGACTCCGTGTTTGGCGTCTCTGCGCCGTTTCGATGACTAACCCTACTCTCGTCATTTAGGCTTGTAAAGCATTTTCTTGCAGATTAGCAAAAATAGTTTTTAGGCTGATTTTTAGGCTAACATTAGGCTAGTGATTAGGCGCGCGCATTGCCTAGGGATTGCGGGGTGTTTGGCTATTTAGACTAGATTGGATATGTGACTTAATGAACTTTATAATTATACATATATATATTGTAGAATAGAATTGTAGGCCGTGACATGCGCGCGCAGAGTTGCGACTGAAATCCAAATGACTATATGACTATTTGACTATTTGAGCCCCATCACGCCCGCGCACCCAGGCGCATGGCATGGGCTCATTAGGCGTTTTAGGCTATTGCTCGTCCATAGCCTAAAACGCCTAACGCCATACCGCCACTAGGCGCGCACAACGTGCTAACTGACTTGCTTGCTACTAGCCTAAAACGCCTAAGCCCCAGGCTCTATTGCCTAGGTCATGTAGCTATTGCCTTGCTTGTGCTGCTATTGCCTAGGCCATGTAGCAATTGCCATGGTCATGTTGCTAGGGGGGGGTAGGGCCTTGCGCCGCCCGGTCACGGTCACGGAGGGATTGCAAACAATTTTTTTTAAATATAAAATGTCTTACATGACATGGCACACGCTCCCACACGACACGCGCAAGCTTCAGGCAACTGAGGCGCGGCTGGACGCAATCTATTGGGCGGCGCGTAATGGCCTGAAGGGCGACACGCTGGCGTTGGCGGCTGGGATGCGTCCGTCTGAGTATCGACAGCTCTGCGAGTTTGATCCGCTGACG